CTAATGGTTGTTATAGTACAACCTAACTACTAGAAACAACAAAAGGGAAGCGAAATGAAAAATATTATTAACAACCAAGCAGAGACATTTATACATTTAACTCTTAAAACTGACGCAGCGTATCAGTACAGCGTAGATAACAACGATACGGCCAATATGCAGATGGTTCTAAGGGCATACAGCGAAGGCCATTCATACGACCAAGCAGAGAAGCAGATCGAAGTGGCTAGAAACTTTAGCTAAACGAACCGCAGCGATGGAGATGGGCCGCAATAGAAAGCGGTTCCTTTTCATATCGAAGCGGTTGATGTCTGCGATAAGATTAATGATATAGTTGAAGCTGAGGCAAGTGAGGAATCCGATGGCGGGTCTAATAGTAACAACAGCAGCAACTAGCGAAGCTCTGACAGAGACAGAAATACGCGAGTATCTTCGTATAGACGAGGACTCTGAGCTTCTGACCTTACAGCTTCTGCGTAGGGCGGCTAGAGAGTTTTGTGAGAACTATACTGGAAGGATGCTTCTTAACCAGACGCTTACCTTGGGCTTGGATGCAGTCAATGAGATTTATGACCCTTTATGGGAGGGCATCCGCGTTGGCCCTTATCTAAACTACGGCAAAGACTATATTGTTATGCCTACAGCGCCTGTTAGAGAGGTCGTTAGCGTAACTACTTATGATGATAGTGATAACGCCACCGTCATGCTTGCATCTAGGTATTACGTGGATATAGCAAGGGAGCCTGCACGAGTAGTCCTTAGAACTGGCGAGACTTGGCCTAGCGCGTTAAGGGTGGCTAATGCTATTGAAGTTCAGTTCAAGGCAGGATATGCAAACTCAGGAGAGATACCTCACGCTCTAAAAGCGGGGATGCTTCAGCACATAGCTTATCTGTACGATCAGCGCGGTGACATGAAAGACGCAGACCAAGCCTCTAGATTGCCTCCTATAGTCGCTCTTATGTATCAGCCTTATAAGCTGATAGGCGGCTTAGGCACTAGCGCTTACGGAGCTTTGGGGTAAATCATGCCTGAATACAGCGCGGGGAGCATGAGGAAGAACATAACCATACAGACTGAGGTTAGGGCTTCTGACGGGGGTGGGGGCTATGTACAGACCTTTACAACTAACTTTACCGCATACTCTTCTGTCAACCCCATCTCTGGTAATGAGCAATACAAGCAGGGGCAGCTTAATGACACTCAGGTTTATGAGTTTGTCATTAGATACAGGAATGACAAGACAATAAGCCCTAGCAACCGAATACTGTGGGGCAGTAGAGTCTTTCAGATAAAAAGCGCTATCAACCATATGGAACGGAACAAATATTGGGTTATAAGGGCTGAAGAGAAGGTAGCGACGTGAGCTCTCCAATAAAAAACAAAGAGAATTTCATTGATTCTATGGAAAAAAGGCTAGTTAGCGGCCCTGAAAAAAGAATATTAAGGGCTTTAACTAAGTCCGCAATGTTGGTTGATACGACAGCAAAGATGAGCATACTAAGAGGCTCTAAGTCAGGCAGCACAGTAACCAAGTACAAACCCAGCCGAACGCATCAGCAGTCAGCGGCAGGAGAAGCGCCTGCATCTGATACTGGGTATCTAGCTAACAGTATATCCCATGAGGTTATTGTTGATAACAAAGGCACTAGCAAGTCATATACAGCAATAGTTAGCGCAAGCGCGGAATACGCTATACATCTTGAGTTTGGAACCGTGAACATGGGAGCCAGACCTTTTTTGCACCCCGCGCTAAAAGAGAATTCAAAGAAAATAATCGGGTATTTTAGAAAGGAAGGGTTAATTAAGTGAGTATAGGACAATTCGCGCTACAGCAGGCCGTATACAGCACCTTGAGCAGCGATTCCGAGCTAACTAGTACGCTAGGCGCGGGGGTATACGATGATGTCCCACAGGGCAGCTCTTTCCCTTTCGTGCAAATAGGCGATGATGGCGCAACCGATTACTCTACAGTTGATCTGGTGGGCAGCGAAACCACGCTGAATATCCATGTATGGAGTCAGAGTCACGGCAGTAAAGAGACTAAAGATATCATGGACAGGATTCACACTTTATTGCATGATGCATCAATTAGCGTAACTGGTTATAATCTTATTAATAATCGCTTTGAATTCAGTGATGTATTAAGAGACCCAGACGGGATAACAAGACACGGTGTCATGAGGCTTCGTGCGGTAATGTTAGGTACAAATTAATATCTCAGAGGTGAAATTATGGCGGCTCAAAAAGGCTCTGCCGTTCTTATAAAGGTTGATATCGGCGGCACTGCTACCACTATTGGTGGGTTGCGCTCGTCCTCAATCACTTTGAACGAAGAAATGGTTGATGTAACAACTAAGGATAGCGCAAACCAAAGGGAGCTTTTAGCTGCCGCAGGTGTGCAATCAATGTCTATTTCTGGATCGGGCGTTTTTACTGACGCTACTTCAGAAGGCACTATCAGGACTGCCTTTGGTGGCTCTGCTTTGCAGACTATAACTTTTGTCATTCCTGATCTAGGCTCTTACGAAGGCTCATTCCTTTGTACAAGTCTTGAGTATGCAGGCGAGTACAATGGCGAGGCTACTTACAGCATGTCATTTGAAAGCAGCGGCGCAGCAACCTTCACCGCAGCCTAGGGGTAATTTATGACTTGGGAAAAGGTCAGCATTAACTTAGACGGGGTTGAGCAGGCGGCTATGCGTAAAGGGAATGAGATATTCGTCCCTATACAAGTCTCTGAAGTACCCACTATAAGTATTGACGGCGTTGAACACCAAGTTGAATCCTTGCGCTTAGATGAAAGAGATGGCGTTGCGTATATTTCGATAAAAAAAGCAGAAGCTAAATCCATTAGGAGAAAGTCAGATGACGAACCCGATGAAGGGCGAGATAACGATAAAGCTAGCGAATAAAGAGTATAAAACTCGCTTAACTATTGACGCTATTATTAAGATAGAAGCGGCTCTAGATAAGGGGATACTTAATATAACGCAACACCTTTCTGATGCCGACATAAGAGTTCATGAATTGGTTGTTATACTGACCCATGCTTTGCGCGGGGGCGGGAATAACATAAAAGAGAAAGATGTAATGAAACTGGTTGGCGATGCAGGGCTAGTGCCTTCATGTCAGGCCGTGGCCGAGCTGCTTACGTCCACATTAGTAAGCAAAGATGATTCAGAGAAAAAATAGCGAGCAGTCAATAGACTGGTCAAGGCTATATAGCATCTGTGTTGGGATGATTGGTATTCAGCCTGAGCAATTCTGGAGAATGTCACCTATAGAAATCGACTTGGCTGTCGCGGGATTTAAAGAGTTTAACGGCGTAAAAGAAAACAGGCCGCTGACAGCAGATGAGCTAAACGAACTGATGGAGCTTCACCCTGACTAATGGCTATTACAGTTGATGAACTCATTGTTGAGATTAAAACCGATACCCGTGATTTGCGGCGGGGGTTGGAGGATGTAAAGAAAAAACTAAAAGGAGTGGAGACCTCTACCAACAAGTCTCTTTTTTCTTTTAAAAAGCTAGCGGGAGTCTTGGGAGCTATAGGGTTCGCTAAGATAGCTAGCGATATTGTTGCCACCTCAAGAACATTTGAAGATTTAGAGGCTACTCTAAAAGCCATTACAGGCAGCGCCGAAGGTGCGGCTGCGTCAATGGCTCTTATAAACAAGTTTACTGCCACAACCACCTTTCAGTTAGAAAGCGTAACCTCGGCTTTCACAACCCTACTAAATGCAGGAATAACCCCGACTAGCGATGTCTTGCAAGACTTCGGTAATGTCGCGGCGGCGTTTAATAAAGACATAACAGTTATGGCCCAAGCCGCGTTTAACGCGACTACTGGCGAAATGGAGATGCTGAAGCAGTTCGGTATTATAGCCAAGGTTCAGGGCGATAAGTTAGCCGTAACCTTTGATAACACTACAAGCACTATTGAGCGCGATTCTGCATCAATAATTGATTACATAAGAAAAATAGGTTCAGAGAAATTCCCCACAGCACTTGAAGAAAGGTCTAAAACTGTATCAGGCGCATTTTCAAACTTGTCCGACGCAACCTCTTTGCTATATAACTCAGTCGGAGAAAGCGGGCTTAATGAGGCGCTATCTTCTCTAGCTCTAGGGCTGATAGATGTAGTTAATTCGGCTAGGCCAATGGCTGAAGCGTTTGGTCGTGGTATTAAGAGAGCATTTGAAGCGCTGGGTGATGCTATAAACTATGCCAAGCGGTTTCTTGACCAGTTTATTGACGCAATAATCATATACGGCTCCTATCAGCTAGCAAAAACAACGATTCAGGCGGGCCAAGCCTTTATTGGTTTGGCTAAATCAATAGGGAAGGCCAGAGTGGCCTTTATGGCGCTAAATAAGGTAAGCAAAGGCAATATTCTTGTTCTGACAGCGATACTTATAGCGGGGCTAACAGGCAACTTAGATATTGTTACTGACAAGATATTAGAGTTCGGTAAGGCGTTTGCCGAGCTTACTGGTCTAGGAGATGTATTTGGCGGCTTATCAGAGGACACAGCAGAGCTTGAGAAAAGTTTATCTGATCTTGACGCTGAATTATTATCTGTAGTGGGAGCCAGCGCTACATCAGCGGGGCTAAATAGTGTTAAAGAGAATGCAGAGGCAGTTAAAGAAGAGATGGATTCATTAAAAGAATCTATTACAAGCGCGACTCAAGCCATGACAGGAGATTTTGTTAACGGCTTAATGGAAGGGGAAAGCGCTCTAGAATCATTTAAGAACTTCGCAAAAAGCATGGTAAGCCAGATAATAGCTACTTTCATAAATCTTATGGTGGTTAACAAAATACTAAATGGAATATTTAATCTAGGGCTTCCTGAGATGGGATTCCCTTCTGGTGGCGGCGTGAGCGGAGGGGTGGGGGACATAACTAGGTCAGCCATCCCTTCTCCCGCTACGAGTCCTCCTCAATTCATTCAAAAGGCAGGCGGGGGAAGCGTTAACGGCGGCAGTCCTTACTTAGTCGGTGAGCGCGGGCCTGAAATGTTTGTCCCTAACTCTGGCGGGAGGATAGCAAACGGTCACAACACCAAAAACATGATGGGTGGCGGTGGCGGTGTAGTTATAAATCAAACCATTAACCTATCAGCAGGTGTTGTAGGCACTGTAAGGTCTGAGGTTCAACG